ACCCGGGTCGCTTACGACAAGAATGTTTGAAACGTGGTGCAGTCGGCGTTTTTGCTTACGTGCAATTTCTTTGTTCGCTTCAATGCCAGAGTTCCACAACTTAGAGTTGTACTCTGATACCGGATCGTCTTGGCCGAGGGTGGTCAAAGACTTTTCGATATACCAACCACCGGGGCCTTGAAAGCCGTGGTCCCAGTATCGAGCGAATGGTACATCTTCACCTGGAGGTGCGGGAAGGAATCGAATGATTGCAGAACCGTTGCCTGCTTTATCGATTGTGGGTTTCCAGAACCGGTCATCGCCAGAGGATTTTTGTTGTGTATTTGAAGACGCCTTTTCTACAGCGTTGGCGAGTTTTTCGAATTGAGAAGAGCGGCTCTTCTTCAGTTGTGCAAAAGAATTTGTCATGAGTATTTCCTCGTATTCAATGTATGACAGTGTATTGTTCAGCTTATCCACATATTTCATAATATGTTCTATTTATCCTACTCCACCAGACGTTATTTGTCAAGCTCATGTAGGACTACAGAGAACCTAGGTACATCAATCGAAACAAACGGACTATACTTTTCCAATCTGTTACGCAATCTAGGCCATAAAATGTGTTCTGATATTTTCTGTGACCAGTAATCAAAACACCTAGCGGTTTGCATTACAATTAACATGGTTTCTGGACTCACATCATCCCATTTGTATGCTTCAAGAATCTTCGGCCATTGGCCGTTGTTCACAACAAATGCTTCGTCCAGACTATCAAACTGAGACATCTCGGTTTTAAAAATGTATTCTAGAGACTGCAATCTTTTCTGTGTCGCATTGTGATTGTCTTTATATTTTTCATCAAATATATTTCCAACCCAAATGTTATCTTCACGAAAAAAATTACAAGCAAGAAACTGTTTCAGGTCGCCACTATGAAATTGTGCTTTCGCCAACTTCTGATAATAGTACCTGTCATTCCTTAGGTCGTACTTTGATTTTGATACGTTGCTCTTACCGTTGTACCGAAAGAAATCATAACTCGTACTGAAGTGTAATGATATCGAACGGTATAATTGGTAAACGTCAAAATCAGTCATCGTAAGGCAGTCTGCAAGTCTTCTCTAGAATGTTCAAGTTCTCGGCTTCTTCCTGAACCTTGGCCTTGAGTATTGCGTTGTTTCGAACAAACTTGGCAACGGTCTCAATTTCAAGGTTATGCTTTTCACAGTAACACAGTATGGCGTCCATGTAGTCTACGTGATCCGAGGATTGCATAGACTCAATCTCAACAATGAAATCATTCACCGCCTTTGATCGTGAAGCATCATCACTGCTAGATACCATATTAAGCACCTACCATGTCTTTGTATTGTTGAATCATGTGTGCCTTGGTCTTGCGACGATCAAGTTCGATACCGTACTGACGAGCATCCTCTTCGATCTGTGCCTTGGTCATCTTAGGCATTGCCTCAAAATCAGGCACTACATTCTCTTCGACCTCGACCACAACATTTTCAACGCTACCAAACAGTTTTTGCAAAAGATTGATAACATAGTCCAACATCTTGTTTCTCCTTTTGATTAAAAAAAGGCGGCGGACCATGTCTTGCCATGGCCCCGTGCCGCCAAACGTTAGGCAGCCTCAGCGTATTCGACTGCCAGCCCAAGCGCTTCAATGTTACGATCTTTGTTGCTACCGTACCACACTGACTGCATTCTGGTATCAGGATTGTGTCCCAATTCGTGGTTGGTCATAAAGGTAACTGCGTTGTAAGCAGACCACCAAGTACCACGTCCAAGGTTTGCACCAGGTTGTGTATCGACAACTTCCATCGCTCGTAGAGCATTGCGTGACGCAACTTTCTCGCCTGCTTTGAAGGACTTCATGAGTTCATCAAAGCTGACAGAACCTGCTTTGTTGGTTGTTTTGGGGAAAACACGTGTGAAGTATTCGAACAAACGCTCTTCGTTAAACTTTTTACGTGACAAGAAATCGGCCATATCTTTGTAGGTGTCCAGTTTCTTAGACGCCTCAGCCAACGCATCACGTACCTTCTCAGGATTAAACTCAGCGCGGTGATTCAAAGAAATACCCAGAGTTGCTTTTCCTCCAAGTGCCATTGAAAGTGTGTTGTTACACACTACACGGATCGGTGTGAAACGAATATCAACACCTTTGCCGTAGTTGTGAGGATTAGACAGAAGCAAGTAAGATTCTACTTCGTCTTTTCCGCCAAACAGACTGAAAGACTCGTTCACTTTAGCGAGACCCCAGATTTGTTGACCATCTTTGAGTGAACCAGCGGTGTGCATTGTCATGCCGCCTGCTTTCACATAAGACTCAAAAAACTCAAACGCCTCTTCGTTCTGTACAGGAATCCAGTCCTTACCAACGACATCAAGAACCTTGTCATCAGAGGAACGAACCAGTGCCTTTTTGGCAGGAATGTTGACTTGTTCGCCGCCAATCTCGGTGAAGAGATCATGGCGTTCTACATTCCAGTCAAGACCCGCGGCCTTCATCATTTCATTTGCAGACAGGTTATCACCGACTTTCACACCAAGGCCATGCCAAGGTACTTCGCCAGCGTATGCCATCTGCGCCTGACCGTTAACGATTTCAATTTCATGCGACATAATATAGTTTCCTATCAAGTTGAGATCAGAGAGTGTTTTTTCACTCTATGGAATAATTATCTCAAAAAAATAATCAATTGTCAAGCGTTTTCTTCAAAATAAATGAAAAAAATTTATGTATACCGAACAACAGCTTGGATGACAAATTGCGTAGTGCAAGTATTTTTCTCATCAAAACATGCAGCCATCCACTGTTCACCATCCCATTCATGACGCGGCCAATTGGCCAGCGCCTTCTGTACCCACTCGACTGCTTCACTCTTTTCTTCGAACAAAGCTGTGCAGGCACTTGATCGATAGTCATCATCGGTTAGGTCGTTTCTTAAAACTTGGTATTTTGCCACTGCAAGCACCTCCAGATTTTCAAAAGGATCTAAAACAGACATGGTTTTATTCCTTGATCAAAAATTGCTGGCATGTTAAATCGTAGTTCATGATCATTCTCTGCCAGCTGACTCATTACCCATCTCACTCTACGTAAATGTTCGACGGCGTTTGTTTCAGGCGGTTGTTCTTCAATTGGTTCTAAACAGAAACAACCACCATTGGTTCCTAATTGCACTGATTTCCCAGCGTATTCACCTGCCTCTTCAGGAAAGGTGCAAGACACAGTTGGATCGGAGAATCTGCCAGTCGCAAGATCAGCGTATGACATAATCGTACCGTAACCACCATATATGCCTTCGTATTCTGGATTCGCTTTCTGAGGATTGTAACCGGGTAGATTATATCCATAACTGTATTCAAACAATCCGAGACTAGCATCTTCCTTTTCGTGTTCTAGGCCAAATATGTGTCCGACTTCATGTACAAATGTTTCGTTTGCCCTTTCATAGTATCGTGTGTTTTCGGCCTCTTGAAAGGTACTGTTATCGTAACACTGTGTAATGCCCCTAGTATACTGTAAACCACGTGTGCCGTCAAGCTGTGCAACACCACATGCGAGTGGTTCTTCCTCAATTTTCTTAAACAAAAAGGCAATGTCAGCGTTTGCGTCTAACTGCCACTTGTCTAAATCGGCAAACTCATCACGTGCGTTGAAGAATGATCGATACTGCCTATAAAGGTCTCCAGGTTCTACGTTAACATCAATGATGCCGGCCAGTCTCAGTGCAATATCGGCACCCGACTCTTCGAACATATGGTTGGCGTGAAAAATCTGATCAAGTATAAACTCATCACGTGTTCTTTCACCGCGGTCTTGATGCGTTAACTTAGTATCATAAACAACCAGTATGTCAACAACAGCCGTGCCTTCGTGTTGATCTGCATAGGCAAAGTCTGTACTCGTTCTCTGTTTGATACCATCACAAGTCATGTAGTCGTATCTTGAATCACCTGTATCTGTTGCGTCTGTTGGACATTCAGGCGGTGGTTCCATTTGAACCAAACACTGTTGCGATATATGTTCGACACGCTCAGTGTAAGTGCCGCCTTCACCATCAGCATAGTCTTGTAGTAGATCAGAATTCAAAAAGTGATTCACGGTGTCTAACAATTGTAGAAATCTATCCTCTGCTAGAGAATTCGTACAGTATGGTTCACCTTCTGGTGTACCTGCTGGAGCGAATTGTGGAGGTTCATAACCACATATTTCTTCATTTTCTTCATCGTATGAATATGTCTCACCGCCGTTTCCATCAGCTTTTACAGTTACAAGTGTATATTCTTCACAGTACTCATCTAAAATTGTGCCTTCGGCCGGCGGCGCTACGTAACCGCATTGCTCGGACT